GGTGGTGGTGGTGGTGGTGGTGGTGGTGGTGGTGGTGCTATTCGTGCTGCTGCTTCTCTTGCTGCTGCTTCTCTTGCTGCTGCTTCTCTTGCTGCTGCTTCTCTTGCTGCTGCTTCTCTTTCTCTTGCTTCTCTTTCTGCTGCTTCTCTTGCTGTTGCTTCAGGCAATGCCGCTCGCGGAGTGCCTATTGTTGGAACATGACTCCTCGTCTCAAATCGTTTTTTGTCCGAAGGGATATGGGATGGCTTTAAATAATGAGTATATCTATCACTCTGAAATAAACTTTGTGCAGGAGGCAGTTGACCCGCCATTATAATTATAATATATTATATCTATGTTTCAAATTATTCAAACTAAACTAAATTATCTTTCAATGAAGCAATAATTTTTTTATTTAATTTGCGCCCGCTTGCCAATTTTATATTTTCTAATTGTTCAATATTATTGCTTTTCAAAGCATGTAATAAAGTTTCCATATTTTTAAATTCATTTGCTAATGCTAATGCCGAAATATTGCTTATTCCAGGTATTTGCATCAACATAAGTTGAAATATATTTTCGCTATTTATATGTGATTTCTTTGTTGCCTTAAGTGTACTAATATAATTAGCACTATTAGTTTCGTTGTTATATATATTACTTACATCACAATAAAATCCAGGTTTATTTTCTCTTAGCAGTTTGGAAGCAAAAGCCAATAATATATCCCCTGTTTCTGTTTGATTTAAAACATTAATAACAGAAAATCCTTTATAATAATTGAGAGAAAACAAGGACGAGTATAATGTAGTTCTAAATTTATGGTTATAGTTAATTATTGCTCCCTCTAATAAATAAATTATATTGTGGTTATGTAAGTTTGTTTCATTTAATCTAAATGATTGTTCATTGTAGCGACCGTCTTTAATAGATGCTTCTAGATCAGCAAGAGACTTTCTCTCAATAATCAATAACTCTTTAGCATTTACTTCATCATAAAAAACATAATCACCAACGTCTAAATTTTTTTGAATAATTGTAATTTTAGTATTTGAAGTTTCGTTTAAAGAAATAATATAATTAATTAATGTTTTCGGTTCTCGCAAATCTATTAACAACTGCATTACTATTTAATGTATAATAAAAGTTATTTAAATTAGTATTATTTATACTTTAATAATATTAATTTGGCAATAAATATTTAACCTAATATATGTCTGTTGCGAACTGGATTATATAAAGTTATTGCTTTTTTTCCTAAGAACATAGCGCACTCTCTATTGTCGGCATAACTTTTATTACGTCCACAACCATTTAATTCGTAATTTTTGGGTAAATTTGATGCTTTGTAACCATTTATTCCTGTAATATTTGGTCTTACACCAACAGTTGAATTTGCGCCTGCCATGGATCCAAAGACATTTGTGCTATTTGTATATAGGTTGCTACCAAATTTCGAAATTTTTTTGCCAGGCATTCTTTTTATAATAATAGTTATTATTTTATTTTGAAAAATATTATTAATTAATTAATAATAAAATAAAATAAAATAAAATAAAATAAAAAGAAAAATAAAATAAAATAAAATAAAATAAAATAAAATAAAATAAAAATAAAATAAAATAAAATAAAAAATAAAATAAAATAAAATAAAATAAAAAGAAAAATAAAATAAAATAAAAATAAAATAAAATAAAATAAAATAAAAATAAAAATATAAATTAAAATTGTCTTAAATTAAATTAAAGTATAATTATAATATTTAATAAAATATGTTTTCTGGTAATGTTAATTTAAATAGCAATAATTGCTTAAAAGATATTAATAGTGATAGTGAATCAAATTCTGACAATGAATTAGCAACTGTTAGCACTAGTAATTTAAATATTGAAGAATTAATTTTTAATCCATTTAATAGTAATAATAATGAAGTTAGTGTTGCGAATGTTCAAGAATTACTATCAAACTACGGAATTTTAACTAAACCATTTAATATTGAATTATATAAAAGAGCATTTATTCATAAATCTTATACAAAACGTCCTAAATTAGAAAATTCTAATGCCAATATTATTATTGCTGATAAACCAGAAAATTGTTTACCACTTAAAACCAAATCAAATGAGCGTCTGGAATTTCTTGGCGATGGAGTTTTAGAACTTATTACAAAATATTATTTATATAAACGTTTTCCTAAAGCAGATGAAGGATTTATGACTGAAAAAAAGATCGCGTTAGTAAAAAACGAGCACATTGGAAAATTAGCACTCGAAATGGGTTTGAATAAATATTTTATTATTTCTCGGCACGCAGAAGAGAAAAATATTCGCAATAATTTAAAAAAATTGGGGTGCTTATTTGAAGCATTTATTGGTGCTATTTTCCTAGATTTTAACCGCATCTCTATTAAAGATGAATATGGATGGTTTGAAAATGTATTCAATTGTGGGCCTGGACTACAAATGGCGCAAATTTTTGTAGAAAATGTATTTGAAAAGCACGTAGATTGGACTAATTTAATTAATAATGATGATAACTATAAAAATAAACTTCAAGTAATTATTCAAAAAGAGTTCAAAATTACACCTGATTATGTAGAATTGAAAACTCCTAAAATGGATGATGATGAAGATAATGATAAATTATATGTTATGGGTCTTTATATTTGCTTTGGGCAAAATATTCATAATGCTAGAATTAATAATGCTGTAAATTTTGATAAATTAGGTTCATTTAAAGCAATTCATGAATTACTGGAAAAACAAGACAAATTATTAGTGTTTTTAACAAAAGCAGAGCATAAAATTAAGAAAAAGGCCGAGCAAATTGCGTGCGACCAAGCTATTAGATTAATTGAAAAATGAAAGTAGACTTTATATAAAAAATATTTATTATATATATTTTTTATAGATATTATTATTAAATTGAAATAGTACTATAATTAATAAATTTAACAATATTTTTAGTAATATCTTTGGATAGATATTGGCGACGAATTACTAAACCTGTTTGCTTTGTAATTTAATAAAATCAATATTAAAAATTAATCTATAACACATAAGTGTTACAATAAATGTAAAATAAAAACTAGTTATAAAAATTGATCTGTTAGTATTTTTTAAATATTTTTCAAATATATAATTTGCAAATGTTTTGCTAAATAAATTCAACAAAGGAATTAAATTATCTGATATATTAGTACCAATATTAGCGTTGTCATGGTGTAATTTATCTATTATACAACCATTAAAAATTACCCAACTAAAAACTATTGCTAACGGTATCCATGCTATATATTTAATATATAGTAATGGTAAAAATATAGAGATAAGTAGTAATGATAAAGTAATCCCTAAAAAATGTACTATTGCAAAGAAATTTTTTTCAAACATTATAATATATAACATTATTTTGATATTTTAAAACAAACATATTTAAACTATACTCTTATAATATATGAGTTTATGTAAATATAAAGATATATTTGGAAAAGTGGGTCAAGGGGCGCATTCATTAAGATTTTTTAATATTGCTGTGGTTGATACACTATTAACATTTGTTGCTGCTTATATTATAAATTTGTATTTTAAAAGTAATGTGTTTTTAATATTTTTTATATTGTTAGTAGCTTCAATATTTATTCATAGAATTTTCTGTGTAGAAACTACCTTAACAAAAATGTTTTTCTCTTTTAAATAAATATTGTTAAATTTATATAAAAATTGATAAATAATTTGAATATAACAATATACAACATATTATTATGTTCAAAACAGATACAAATCATAATTTTCTTGAATTACATAAACATATTATAAAACATATACCTACAAAAGAATACAAGAAAAATGATATTGTTATTTATAACAATAAATTTTATACAATTATTGAAATATTAGATGATGCAATTGAAATATTAGAAATTCTATATTATAAAATTAGTGATAAAATAACAATAAGAAAAAATGATACAAAATTAGAGACTATAAATGAAAAAAAAATATATCAAAAAATATCTGAACTTATTAAATTTGTAAAAGATTATAATCAAGCGGTGTGTTTTTTAAGCAAAAGAAGTTTATATATTAAAACTTTAGATGATAAAAATATTAATAATTTAATATATTTATTACTAAATACGAATGTTAAAATTAGTACTTTAAATAAACTATTATATGAGTTAAAAAAATCTCATGATGATAAATACGAAATAATAAAGTTATTTATTAATCCGTATGACTTTATTGAAGAAAATAATAGCTATATTAGTTTCAAGTTAGCTGAAAAAATAGAAGAATTATGGAAAATAAAAATAGATTTTAAAATTAAACTAGAAGCTAAAATTAAAAGTGTAATAATTGAAAATTATAGTATTAACTCATATTCATTTTATATAATAAAACAAAAATTTTATAAAATAATTGAAGATTATTGTAATGAATGTAAGGAAAGTTATAAAAACTATAAACAATTTATTGATGAACAAATTATGCCAATAGATTTTAAAATTTCAAAAAATAAACTAGAAGAACTTGGTAATAGTAAAATGGACTTTGGTAAATATAAAGATTGTACAATGAAAGATACACATGAAAAGAATAAATCATTAATAAAATGGTGTAACGAACAAACAGATCCTTCTCAACAAATGCAAAAGTATATAAAGTATGTAAATGGAAAAGAATCATTTATTACAAGTAAATATTTTTGGGATTTAGAAAAAGAATTAACTCAAAAGATTATGAAATTATATAGCGAAGATAATAAAGATAGCGAAGATAGCGAAGATAGCGAAGATAGCGAAGATAGCGAAGATAATGAAAGAGAAAATTTTAATAAAGAAGAAGTTTATAATTTTATTACAAAATTTGAAAAAAAAAGAACAAAAGAAAAAAACATTATTTATAAATTGGATGATATACAAAAACAAGCAATATTTGATATTTTAAATAATAAATTTTTAATTTTAACAGGACCTCCTGGCTCAGGTAAAACAGATATAGTAGGATGTGTTCTTTACATTCTGGAACTACGTTATAATGAAGAAGAATTATTTTTAAATAAAACATGTATTATGGCCCCTACAGGACAAGCATATAGTAATATTTGTAAATCTATGGCACCAAAATATTATTATTCAAAAATATCCGGTACTTGTCATAAAATTTTATATAATATTTTTCCAAAAAAATGTGATATTGAATATAATATTGAAAACAAAATCAATTATAAACATGACGATGAAGATGAAGAATTTAATAAATGTAAATTTAATTTTGTAATCATAGATGAATTTTCAATGGTTGATTTGAATATACTAGACTTAATATTAAGACTATGTAAAAAATATAATAGTAAATTATTGATAATTGGTGATCCAAAACAATTTCCGCCAATAGGACCTGGTAATCCATTACAAAGCTTATTGCAATCTAATAAGTTTATTATTTGTAATTTAGTAAAAATTTATAGACAACAAGAAAATACAAGTTTACTAACTATGATTCAAAAAATGAATGAAGGAGAAAAAATAACATATCATGATTTTAGTAAAGATGAATTTGCTAAATTTATAAATATTAGTGATATATATGAAAAATTAAGGTATAAAGATGTTATTAAAAACTATATTTATAATATTATTGATACATATGGGTTAAATAGAGATACTAAATTTCTTTGCTATAATACAAGTAATAGTAAATTAGAAAATGGTAATAGTAAATTTATATTCAATGTACATGTATTAAATAACATTATTCAAGATAAATTTAATCCTAATAAAGAAGGATTTGAAAATGATATTATAAAATCAATTAATAATAATGATAAAGAGTTTAGAGTTGGAGACAAAATTATAAGAACGGAAAATGAATATAATGATGATGACTTTAAGGCTAATGGCGAAGAAGGAGAAATATTAGAATATGATGATGAAAAAGCATTTGATGAAAAAGTTACAATATGTTATAATAGTAACGATAAAAAAATGTATAATATTTCAATAAATAAGTTATATGAAGAGTTTGATTTAAATTACGCGACAGGATTTCATAAAAGTCAAGGAAGTGGTTGGACAACAATAGTAGTATTTATAGAACCTAATGCATCTTTTATTAAACAAAAAGCAATATATACAAGCATTTCTAGAAGTAAAGAAAAATTAATATTAGTTTGTAGACCAGAAGATTTACTAAATTGTCAAAATCCAGAAGATGAACGAAAGACTTTATTTATGAATAAAATACATTATTAAACATTCTAAAGAATTATCCCTCTAATTATACATTGCTCTCATCATTGGATTCATCATCATTGGATTCATCATCATCATTGGATCCATCATTGGATTCATCGTTCTTGTATTTACAGTACAAGTAATTAGTTTACTAATTTTTTCAGTAGTGGTTTTTTGTTTAGAATGTATAATATCTGTTGGTGGTAAAATAGTTACAACTGGATTAATAAATTGCTCCATTAGGTTATTTCTTTTTATGCTTTCATCGTTAATAAATGATACTATTTCTTTTTTTGTTCCGTTTTTTACTTGTCCATTAATAGAAGCTAGCATAATTTTTAACTCATCAACTGTATATTTATTTAAATTAGTTATATCTTTATTCCAAACTAATTGAGGATAAGAAGACATCACCATATCAGATACAAATCTGCCTTGCCTCTCTGGATGTTCAAGATATTCTTTCCACCATTGTGGTAAATGAACTTTTTCTTTTGTTTCTTTTGTTTCTTTTGTTTCTTTAGTTTCCTTAGTTTCTTTTTTTGGTTTATAAATATCGTTGTTTGTTTTTTTACGATGGCAGTTAGGACACAATGCTTGAAGATTACATTCTTCATTATTACCTCCATCTTTAATACAAATAATATGGTCTATTTCAAAACATTCATCTAGCAAACAATTACATAATTTACATTTCCATTCTTGGCACGAGGCAACCTTCTTCTTTGTAAGATTAGAAACTTTTCTTGTTGACATCTTTGATACTATTTAATGAAAATATATATTTATTATTCACTTAATTCAAATCAATTTTTTTTATCCATACTCTTTGTTATTTCTTATATTCGTATTTAAATATAAACTTTAAATAATGAAACATTAAATAAAAATTAACATTAAACATTAAGTAAAATATTAAAAATACTTCGTATTATTATATATTATTTAATTATATATAATAATGATAAATGAAACTCTGGAACAATTAAAAATAAAACCCATACCAAAAAAACCGCAACAATTCCAAGTTATGATTCAAATACCAAGTCAAGGTGTTGCTCCCAATATTATTGATAAAACTAGCGAAAAACTAATAAATAGAGAGCAATTTTTTAATGAACTCCAAGAAAATTTAGGAGTTGTGCAAAAAGATTATGAAAAAATGAAAAAAACGACTTTTGCCAAACCTTCATCTTCTATTAAAGATACTATTTTACAACAATCTGAACCCGGGATAAAAACATTAGGCCCAGAAAACACATTAACCCAAATAGTTAAAACACAAGAACAAATAACTATAAAAGAACCGTCCGACGAAACTATGAAAAAAGCAAATGTTGAGCTTCCTTCAAAAGAACGATTAACACCTAAACCCAAACCCGATAAAACTAATCCAGATCCTACAAAATCTAAATCCAAAAAATTAATAACTGAAACAATAGATGAAACTTTAGTAATTCCAAAAGATCTTCGCATTGGCAGGACCTTATATTTAAATAGAATTCCTAAATTAGAACCCAATGTTTTAATAAAAGCACCAAATTATTATTTGTATAATAGAGAGATTTTCATTAGTTTTATTAATTCACTTTTTGAACCTTATAAGCAAGAATTATTAAAAGAAGAAAAAGAAATGGAATTAGGCAAAACATCAATTAGTTGTTCAGCAAGTGAAAGCAATAACTTTTCTCTCTTAATTCATCAAAAAATTGTGAGAGATTACATAAATATTTATACGCCTTATAGGGGTCTCTTATTATATCATGGTTTAGGTTCTGGCAAAACTTGCTCCTCTATTGCTATTGCCGAAGGTATTAAAAATGATAAAAAAATTCTTATTATGACACCGGCATCTTTGAGAGATAACTATATAGAAGAACTCAAAAAATGCGGCGACTATTTATATAAGAAGAATCAATTTTGGGAATTCATTAATACTAAAACACATCCTCAATATGTAGAATATTTAAGCACATTATTGAAATTACCACAAGAATATATTACTAGTAATGGCGGTGCTTGGTTTGTCAATGTAAAAAAAGAACCCAATTACGATTCTCTCGATTTTGAAGACCAGAAGAAAATTAATTCTCAATTAGATAAAATGATTAATTATAAATACCAATTCATAAGTTATAATGGTCTTCGCAGTTCTCACTTAAATGGTATGACAAATGGAGGCACAATTAACCCATTTTCTAATAAAGTAATAATTATTGATGAAGCACATAATTTTATTAGTCGAATAGTAAATAAATTAACTAGGAAAACATCATTATCGATGAAATTATATAACTATTTAATGGATGCTGAAAATTGTAAAATCATATTATTAACAGGAACACCAATTATTAATTATCCAAATGAAATAGCCATTTTATTTAATATATTACGTGGTTCATTGAGAAGTTATAATTTTAAATTAATACTAGACAAAGAAACCATGACTAAAGAAAAATTAGAGGAACTATTTTATAAAGCCAACATTTTGAATTTTGTCGATTCTATTGAATATAATTCAGTAAGTTATGAAGTTACTATTACCCAAAATCCGTTTGGTTATGTTAACTCCGCAGCAAATAAAAATAAACTAGTTTATACAAGTACTATAATAACAAGCGGCGAATTTACAGAAAAAATTATGTATGCGTTAGAATCACAATCTCTCAAAATTGCTAATAAAAAAATAAATATTAATAGTTATAAAGCACTTCCAGATAACTTTGATGATTTCAAAACACTCTTTATTAATCCAAATAATACAATAAATAATCCATCAATGTTTAAAATGCGTATAATTGGACTAACCTCTTATTTTAGAAGTGCTCAGGAACAATTAATGCCTAAATACGATCATCGGGATCCAAATGACTTTAAAATAATTAAAGTCCCAATGAGTGATTTCCAATTTGGTGTTTATGAAGAAGCACGCATTCAAGAACGCAAATTAGAAGAAGCAAATAAAAAGAAAAAATCCAAGAAAACCAAAAGCGGAGCACAAGGAGACGAATTATATAGCGACAGTACATCAACATATCGTATATTTTCTCGCGCATTTTGTAATTTTGTATTTCCTAAACCAGACATAAAGCGTCCAATGCCCAACACAGAAGCAACAATAGAAGCAACTTTGGAAAATATAGGAACTGAAGATGACAGCGACAATATTAGTAAAAACATTTCAGAAGAATTATTAGATGACTTAACCATTGCGGAAAAATTGGAAAATGTAGATGGTAAATATGATGCCGACGATATAAAAGAGTTAGAAAAAGATTTAGCAAATCCAAAAGTAAATGATGCTAGTTATTCAAAACGCATTAGCGAAGCATTAAAAGAATTAGAAAAATATTCACACAAATATTTATCAAAAGAAGGACTACAACTTTATAGTCCTAAATTTTTACATATATTGGAAAATATTATAGACGATGATCACAAAGGCATTCATTTATTATATTCGCAATTTAAAACATTAGAGGGAATAGGTATTTTTAAACTGGTTTTAAAGCAAAATAATTTTGTAGAATTTAAATTAAAGAAAAATGATAAGGGAGAATATATGCTAAACATAGGAGAAGAAAATATGGGAAAACCAATGTATGCGGCATATACCGGTTCGGAAACTCCCGAAGAGCGCGAAATTATTAAGAATGTTTTAAATAGTAATTGGAAATTAGTTCCTTCATCAATAGTAAAATCTATTCAAACACTAGCACCAAACAATTTTTATGGTCAAATTATTAAAGTATTAATGATTACTTCATCGGGTGCTGAGGGTATTAGTTTAAAAAATGTGCGCTATGTCCATATTACAGAACCTTATTGGCATCCGGTAAGAATTCATCAAGTTATTGGTCGTGCGCGCCGTATTTGTAGTCATAGCGATTTACCAAAAGAACTACAAACAGTAAATGTATTTTTATATTTAATGGTATTCAGCGAATCACAATTGTCAAGCGATTTATCAATAGAATTGCGATTAAAAGATATATCGAAACAAGATAAAAAGAAGGTTATTACAAGCGATGAATATTTATATGAAATATCCAGTATAAAAGAGGAAATAAATGCTTCGCTTTTACAAGGCGTCAAAGAGTCGGCAATAGATTGTAGTCTTCATACGCGGTCTACAAGCAAAGAAAAAGATGTCAAATGTTTTGTAATAGGTAATCCGAGTGAAAATAAATATATATATACACCAAATATTGATACACAAGATAAGGACGAGGGCATGAAATTAAACAAGAAAAAGGAAGTGTTAAAATTAAATGAATTAGTAATAAACGGCAATAAATATGCTTACAATAAAATTACAAAAGAATTATTTGATTATGATAGTTATTTGAAAGATGAATTACTGATTTTAGGTAAATTAGTAAAACTTGATGATGGCACACATAGATTCCAAAAAGTATAGATTTTTTATGATTGGAAGGAAAAATTATAAAATTTAAATTTTTATTAAAATTTTATAATTTGTTTTAATTTATTAGTTATTTTTGTTCTCTAGGATATAGTTTATTTGCTCTTTGAACTTCACTTAATCTATAATGAGCATAACCAATTAAAGATAATAAATAATATAGTGGAACATTATGTAAAAGTTCTGTTATCTTAGTTTTATCTAGTTTTTTATTTTTATACATTGCATTATCTAATGTATTTTCTAATTTTATACCTTCTTTATCATTGTTTTTCTTCAATCTAATAGTATAACCTACAAATTTAAGTAAATCATTATTTACAAAATCTAAATATTCGTCGGGTTTAGCATCATACATTTCATTGGGAATAATAGTATAAAGTGTAAAAATTTGTTCTATTGCGAAGTTTCTATCTATATTTTCTTCACAACATATATCTATATTTTTACATACATATTTATGAATTCTTTTTTTGAGTGTTTTACTAGTTTGTTTAACTCGTTTGGCACTAGGCATATATATTATAACTTTATTTTTTCTATTTTTTATTTTATTTTATTTTTATTTTTATTTATATATTCAATTTAGCCATTATTAAATTTTGATTGCTTAAAACCTTTTCTATTTGTTTATTTAAAAAATCCAACTTAATATTTATATTTAAATTAAATTCACTATTATTTTCTTGTGTTATAAATTTTTTGGCACTATTATATGTTGAATTAGCATTCGCATTCGCATTAGCATTAGTTGCTAAACCACTTATTAAATCCTCTATATTCATTATTTTTGTTTTCATAGTATCATTATTTATAGTTGCTTTTTCTAATTTATTTACATTTTCTTCGCTAACTAAAGTTGTATCAAATTTCTCTAGATCTACCACTTCTAACTTTTGTGGAACCGGAATATCGCTATTTCTCTCTCTTTGTATTCTTTCGAGTAGTTCATTCATGCTATTGTTTTCTAATGGAACATCTTTTGTATCACTAAAATCTATTGTTTCAGGAACTTTTTTGCTAATTAAATTGGTAAAAGAGACCTTTTTCTGTAAAAATTCTTTCTCAAATTCCTCTGATTTTTCATTCTTATAAATATCTTTTATATCAATAGGTGTTAATAATGACTTCTTGAAACTATTAATATCTAACATAATATTTTGTAAAATGATCTTATTTAATTGTGTAATAATATTTTTAGAATCACCGGTTTTAGAATTAGTAATAAAAATTTCTCTGTTTTCATTAAATGTTTTACTTATATTACTTTCAAAAATAGCTTTTACATTTGAAAACTTTGACTCTGGAATACTAACAAATGCTTTATTAGACGACAATATATTCCATAAAAGTTCTTTATTTTGCTCACTTAATAATATTTTAGACATAATATATTATTAATATATTAACTTTAATTCAAAAAATACTATTATTAATTTTATTATAAATCTATTTTTTATAGTATCATATAGTAGTTAAGCATGTTTGTTTTATTATTACTTATTCAAACATTGTTTTCGTATATAGTACCAATATACAACCCAAAAACGCAAGTTCATTTACATTTAGAAAAATTTAATAATGATTTAAATTTATATCATATTGGAATTAGTTTTAAAAACGAAGATACTATTATAAGATACGATTACAGACCATTTTGCGAACCAAGTATATGTGAATATAAAACAATAAATAGTGTTAGTGTTTCTAGTATTGGTGTTTCTAGTATTGGTGTTTCTAGTACTAGCGTTATAAATAAAGAAGTTAGATTTATTGACAAACTATATAGATTTTATATACCAGAAAATGTTCCAAATAAAACTATTTATTGGGGCGAAACTAGCAAAACGTTGGACGAAGTTGTTGAATTTGAAAAAACTATGCAAAAAAAATATATATTAGGTATTAATGATTGTCGCCATTATGTTAATCGTTTTTCGAGATGGGCACTAAATAAACGCACTCCTATTTGGAAATTAGATAAATTATGGAATCAAACATATGCGTAATTATTATTATTTTTCAAAATAAGTATCCAATGTTCTTTGAATTAATCGCTTGGGCGGAGGTTCGCCATTTATATATGCGTTCATAATATTATTAAAAGATAAAAGAATAAGAATAAAAGCAACTATTAATAATATAAATAATATATTAAAATTTTTCTTTTTAACAAACCCCATATAATTAGTAATCTACTTTTTACTTATTCCTAAAAAACTTCTTCCAATTTTGCTTGTAACAAACATTCCAAGTCCAGAAGCTATTTGAAAATAAAATATATCAGTTTTCTTGGTACAGCAAAGTAAATAACCAGATAAAATAACAAAAACTAAAAAAAACATCCAAAACAAGCGAGTATAAAAATCCATATTTTATATAGCGTGATAAAAATAATATAAAATATTTTATTATATATAAAATGCGGAAAACTAAAAATAATAGAAATAAAAAATAGAAAACGCAACACTTTAACTAAAATAAGAAGTAAATTATGCTCAAAAAGAAAAGGACGAGGAATTGGTGCTTCAAAAATAAGTGCTTGCTTGCCAACTACAAGAGCAGATACAACCTTTAATGACAGGGAAGTTAGAATTAGTTTATATGATTTTCAAGACAAGGCCAAACAAGAATATAAACGGCATTTAAAATTGGCACTAGCTATTAATAAAAACCTGCTTGCACTATTAGACAAGGGATTAACAAATTTAAAAAAATTAAAAAGAAATGCTAGCCGAAATATTAGAGGAAATGCTAACCAGACTGCTGACTATACAAAAGATAGAAAATATACTCAATTTGCTTATGATTATAATATTATGTTGTTAAATAAAATGACTTCACAACCAGATATAGATTATGATGGACTTCTTAAAGCTATGAACGCAAATCCAGACTGGGAGCTAGGAAGAATGGCACCAAAACGCGAAATTTGGGAACGCGATTTTGCTTAAAACTTTTAGAATAAATATGTATATAACTTAATATATATTTAGTGATTTTTTTTTGTTATTTTTATATTGTTTTAATATATAAACAAATGCCAAGTTTTGGACTCAAGAGGAGAGGGAAGAAAAGGCGTGCGGCAGCAGCAGAAGAAGAAGAACGGCTCTCGCGTTCAAATTCAGAGTATAGTTCAGATGAGGAGACACCTAAGCGTGAAAAAAGCAAAGAACCTATTCGCCACACAGTAAATCCGTATAGTCAAGCCAGCACTAGTGGCCAGTCATGGAGTGAAAGAATATTTGGAAAAGGATTTAAGACTAAATCTAGAAGAAGAAAAGGTTCAAAAAAGAGACGTGGTCGCGGCAAAAAAACAGCAAGACGTAGTCGTAGACATTAAATTAAATTCCAAATTTTATTTAAAAATTGATTTATTATTATACTAATTTTATATTTAGTATAGTAATATGGAGTTATCAAAATTAACTAAGTCAGAACTTTTAATAAAATGTCAAGAACTTGGAATTAAAAAATGTAAATCTAAAAGTAAAGATGAGTTAGTTAAATTGATAGAAAGTTTGTCTAATGAAAATAGCAAAGCATTACTTAGCGAAGCATCCGTTAACAATAATATTGTTGCTACAACCATAAATGATCCTAGCATAACTATTGAAAATATGTGCGGACTTGAATACTTGAAAACATTGGATCCCAACTCTATTGATTTAATATTAACAGACCCACCATATATTATATCTAAAACAAGTGGTCTAGATAAGCATTACAATAATGTTAAATATAATGAAGAAAACAATATTAATGAAGTTAAGACACAAGAACAATGGAATAACTATAAAGAGCAAAATGCTATTGAAGATGATTTACAAAAAGACAATTATATAAAATATGGTTCAATATATGGAAAAAAATATTGTGTGAAAACTGATTATGGAAATTGGGATAGTGATTTTACTTTGACTATTTTAGAAAAATTCATTGAACATTATTATAAAGTATTAAAAAAAGGAGGAACATTAATAATGTTCTTTGACTTATGGAAAATCACAACCCTAAAAGATTTGCTAGAAAAGTATAATTTTAAACAAATTAGATTTATTGAATGGATCAAAACAAATCCACAACCAAGAAATAGTAAAGTAAATTATTTAACAAATTGTAGAGAGATTGCACTATTAGGTGTTAAAGATGGTTGTCCAACATTTAATAGTGCGTATGACAACGGAATATATCATTACCCATTACAAGGGGGAAAAAATAGGTTTCATCCTACACAAAAAAGTTTGGCGCTGTTTGAAGAACTCGTTAAAAAACATTCGAAAGAAGGCGACATAGTATTAGATACATTTATGGGGTCAGGAACTACAGCACTAGCATGTAAAAACACTAAGCGCAATTTTAAAGGATGCGAAATTAGTAAAACATATTATGATAAAATAGTACCACTCTTATAAATATACTTACAAATTGTTAATTGTAAAATATTGTTCAAACAATGTAAGCAATTTTTCAAAACACCAGCGAAATTTAATACAATCACGTTTATTATGAACTTGAAATTCACCAATAGTTATTCCATCTATGCTAATAGACGAACTTTCATTCCATAATTTATTTTTTACATTATGACTAAATTTAATAGCATAATTTGACCAAGTTATATGCTCTTTTAATACTATAAATGCCAATAAATTTTTATGTTTATTATAATAGAGTATTGGACAGTCAAAAGTATGCGCACTATAGACTTGTAATAAATTAGCAATATTATTTATAATATATAATTTAATTTGCTCTAAACTAGTAATTGGATCTAGTGCGAAAAATTCACAAAACTTCTTGCGTGAGGGTTGCCCTATAACTTGCGGACAAACTTTTCCATCTTTTTTGGTTGTTTTAGCACTTAAATGGATTATAGAATCATTTATACATTCAAAATCATATTTATTTCCACGACTAGCACAATGTTTAATAGCATAAGGAAACACATTTTTCAAATTAGTAAGTTTGTTTTTGAGAGAATGGGCATGTTCTAAACTATATTTGTAATTTCCATCATAGGGTGTATCATAATATAAACATATTGCCATTTCAAATATTTTACCTAAATCTTCAGTAAGCACTTTTTTTGTTGTTGTTGTCATAATTGATTATATAGGTTAATAGTATTTTATAAATAAATCACATACTAATTCAATTTTAATTATACATAGTATTGTATTATTTAAAAATTGATTTATTATTATACTAATTCATAGTTAGTATAATAAGCATAATGCCTTTTACAAAAGCAACAAAATTTTTATATAGCAAGACGCTATTTAATATGTTATTTTTAAATGAAGTGGGACCGCTTGGGCACTGGAGTCAAGAACGATGTGCTATTAAATTAAATAAGAAAATAGATTTGGCAAATGAAGACAACTGTGGTCCTTGTGGCGAATATATATTAACTAAATTAGATTTGACTAAGACAAAAAATACAAAGGCTATTAGTCCATATTTAATTGCCGAACATGAAGAGCAAGAGCATGTAAAACAAAAGATTAATTATAAACATTATTTACTTAGTAAATAGCGAACTCAATTTGATATGCGCCCCATTATAATATTTTTTCCTATATTCTCTCATAGTTTCATCTTTAATACGTGTAGTTTTAAAATAATTATATGTTTTATTTTCTTGTAATAATTCTATTATAAAATATAACGCATACATCCCACATTGTCCATCTCCGTATTGATGTGTGAATCCTTCATTGTTATCTACTATTAACTTAATATTTAAATTATGTGCTTGATTTACTATTCTCTCAATTAAAACTTTAATTTGTTTTGGTGTTTTAGTTCCATTGCTATCAAAGAAAAAAATAAATTTTTTAGTTAAGTCTATAAATAGTGCTATCCAATGTTGTCCTGGTTTATTATGAGGATCAGTATTAAATATTACACCTATTTTACTAATTTTATTTTTTATATATTCCTCTAAATTAAAATTACATAATTGCTCCCATACACAAGTTGAAAATAATTCTTTAGAGTCAAAATCTATTGGCGATGGTCCAATAAACTTAAAATTCTTATTAGATTTTTCATATTGCTTCATTATTTTTATTATATCAACACTGGATAACCAAGTATTTGGTTTATTTGACCATGCTTCCGGAGAGAAAGGTTTAAATATTTCTTTTACTAATAAATCACTGTTATGTACTTTACTTAATTGAGTATTTTTTAACCAACATAATTCATCATAACATTGTTTATCTAATTTGTTCTTAAAAAACTCCCATATTTCTTTGCTATTATTTGTTACTATTTTATCACTATTATTAGCATTCCATACATTTTTAAATACTTGTAGGTTGCTTCTTGAGTAGCAAGTGTAATCTTTTAATTCTGGATCTATATTTTTATTTTGATATGGCGAACATTTAAGTTTGTTAAATTTACGACTCATTTTATGTTTCTGCTTATACGAACGCATTTTTTGTGATGTTTTTGATACTAAACGCATTTTTTGTGATGTTTTTGATACTAAACGCTTTGTTTTAGTAAATTTTTTATGTTTGTTGTTTTTTACATTACTCATATTAATTATTGCTTTACTAATTAATATATAATTATAAAAAAATTATTCCCTTTTTTGTGGAAGTATCTTCTTATTATATTTATTTGATTTTCTGACAACAAATAAATCTAAGTTCGATATTTTTTTTGAAGTATCAGTTGGACACATACAGTTAATTGTTTCGCTAGTTATATTAAAATCACTCACTATTTGATCATTTAAACTGCTATTTGAATAGTCTTTTAATTCGTCTTTTATTATGTTCTTCATT